GCCCTTTCCGATCAGCCCGCGGAATCTGGCCTGCTTTGCGGCGTCGTACCAGTCCGGGTATTGCTTTGCCTTCTCAGTGATGATCCCATCCGTGACCGGCGAGCCGAAGCAGCCCCACATGTAGACGGTCTTGTAGTTTTTCGCGACGTCGATATGCTTCTTGACGAGTTCAGACGCTTTCATGACCCTCATTTCTGCGTATCCTCCTTCGTGCTGCCGCCCTCGATAGCGTCCTGCACCTTCTGGCTCTGCGTGCCGAAGTAGAAGGTGATGACCGTCAGGAAGATGGTCAGGAAGTCCTTGCCGGAGATATCTCCGCGCAGGGCGAGGACGGCGAAGATGATGGTCAGGCCAAGTGTAACGATGGATTTGACGCTCAGGAGATTCCCGAGCCGCTTGATGATGTTTTCCATATGTACCCCTTTCGTGGTTCCGGTTATTCGTCTTTGTCCTTTTTTGCGAAGACCCGCTTGAACGCGAGCAGAAGCAGCTCCCCGCCGAACGCCGCGGCGGTGAACGTCAGCACGGCGGAAAGATCGATGTCCAGCTGGAACAGGACGGCGATCGTCTCCAGCAGCACTGCCCACACAAGCGTGAGGGTCAACACGCGGATGCAGTAAAACACAATGGTCTTGGACATTTCACCCTTTGTCCAGCGGAGTTTGAATCTCACATCGTCACTTCCTTTCACACTGCACTTCCAGCTGATGCAGGAATTGCTTGACGTCCCCGTTTCCTCCCAGATCTACGTATTTTTTGCCCGCGATCAATCGCTCCGACATTGGCATTTCCTCTGACATGATCGTCAGACGCAGAATAGACAGATATTGCTCTTCCTGGTGCTTCTGCATCTGGTCGAGCTTTTTGTCGATCTCAGTCAGGTGGTCGCCCTGGGAGTCTGCCTGTGTTTTCTTTTTCTGCGCCGCGCCGACGATGGCCTGAATGACAGTCGTCAGCGCGGACGAGCCGAGGACGGCGCAGATGATCGTGATGGTTCCAGCATCCATGTTTTTACCTCTTTTATGTATTTCCCGGCGGTCAGTCGTTTGCCATTTTAATATAAGTGACCGTATCGTCGGAATAGCTGACGTTTGGCAGCGTATCGCCGCCGAGCTGGGTATAAAGCTCCGGGTAGTCCGTCTGCGAGAAGGTCGAGCCGTCGCAGGCGTGCCACGGGGCGGCCAGCTCCCGCACGGTGACGAGTAGATCGCCGATCTTGTATTGCGGCGTGGAGAGCTTGTCCAGCGCGTCGTTGATGGTCGGGTCGGCCGGAGCGTCGTCCGCCGTCCAGAGGAGGGCGGCAGTTTCGTCGGTCAGCAGATTCGCCTTGACGAGCAGCGTTTCCTCGGCCAGCGGTTCGTCCTCCAGCCGGAGCCAGACCTGCCGCAGCAGATTCCCCGCCGCGTCATAGGCCCCGTAGCAGACCGCGCCGTTCGCCAGATCGTTCGTCCCTTTTCTGTCCCGCATGGCTCATTCCTCCACGGCCTTGATGTAGGCATGACTGCGACTGTCCGGAGTGATCGTTGGGATTTTCTTAGCATCATAAGTAAAATCTCTGTAGATGTTGACGCTAGAGGCTCCTTGCGATTTTAATGCACCAACGATTAAGCCAGAACCGTTACCTGCAAAAGTATTAACATCTGTCGGTGCATCAATGGATAAAAATCCTTGAGTCAGATCGTCTGTGTACAGTAATTTAGGAGCACTGTCAGCCTCCTGTACAACTGTTCGCGTAGATAGTACAGCAATTCCACCAATAATTTTTACCCAATCACGCTGGGGGCTCACGTTCGGCTTGGTAGTAAGGGACGCTGTCTTGAACGTTTTACCCCCATCAACTGAGTACACATAATTGCGTGGCGCTGTACCCTTTCCGAGAGCTAGAATTAAATTTCCTTCAACTGCAATACCGATGTAGTCGCCTTGCTCAGAGTATATCACCTGCCAGGAGTTATAGTCGTCTGGAGTACGCGTTCGAGCTAACTGATTGGCACTCGAATATTTGTGTGTGCCCTTTGCGCCGTAGAAGTAACCATCAGCCTCGTTATATGCAATATTTTCTACAGTGTTTGAATCAGAGCCCGAAGATGTTCCACCTCCGAAATCGCTTGTCTGCCATGCTGGAGGAAATAAGCTTAAAGACGAGGTCATACCGTACTGCTCTTTCTCTACCAGATAGTATTTCGTGCCATCTGTGATAATGTCCTCAGCACTATCGCCAGGTACAAATGAATCTAGCTCCTGTTGTACCTCACCTCCGATGGTCCACGGTCCAGCAGGCTGGCTCGCATAGTAGATATAGCCTGTGTAGTGCGCACGAATACCGCTACTGTATGGAATATACTTAATAGCGATGCATACGTATTTATTCTCATAGTAGTGTACAGGCGTAAGTTGATGCACATTATTCGCAACAGATATCTTATGCCACGAATTCATGTCATCACTCGAGTACCACATTTTAGCAGTATAGAACTCCTTCTGACTTACGTACTGCACTCTTGTTCGAAACCAAGTACTATTTGCGTACGAAATAATATCTCCCGCAGCGTCAGGCTTGCTATTAGTGTCCACAACCTGCGTGTCCCAGTTGCCTTGACTTGCAGTCACACGCAAAATGCTGAACAGCTCAGGGTAATCAGCTTGCGAAATGTAGCGTCCATCACAGGGCAACCACGCGGAAGACGGTGCTTCACGGGACGTCAGCTCGATATCGCCGATGAGGTGCATACCCTTCGATAGCTTTTCAAATGCCTGGTTGACAGTTGGGTCCTCCGGTTTGTTGCTGCCGGGCCAGAGCTTCGAAGCTGTGGCGTCCGAGAGAAGATTTGCCTTGCTGAGAGGCGTTCCCTCGACGGTCGGCGCGTCCTCGCGCCGGAGATATTCATAGTGGTCGAGCGTGCCATCCGCGCGGTAGATGCCATAGCGGATGGCCCCGTTCGCCAGTACCTGTGTCGGTTGTCTGTCTGTCATAGTAATCCTCCCGCGGCGCACTCCGCCGCGCCGGTGTAGCGAAACGCATTTATCACATTGTCGACCAGCGTCTCGCAGATGGTCAGGATGCGTTCGATATCGTTTGCGCCCGCATACGTCAGCAACGCGATCTCCGGCACATCCGGGGCATTTGCGGGGTAGGTGAGCGCGGCGCGGACGTCGCCGATCTGGTCGTGGTATGCGCTGCCCTGTGCGGCTGTTATAACGTCCGTCATAGCCCAATCTGTCTTCGCCTGCCACGTGATATCCCTGCCGCAGACGCCGGTCAGGCGGTCGCGGAGGTAGTTCAGCGCAGTCCCGACGCGGTTGAGGTCAACGGCGTTGTATGCGCCCTTCATCCCCGCCAGCCACTCCGCCAGCTCCGCCGCCGTCATGCCCGCGTAGCCCTTCACGGCCAACTCGTGCACGCGTGCGACGTCCGCTGCCGTTCGGTCGGTGATTAGGGTGTCAATAATCATACTCATAGAAGCTCCTTAACGCTCGTCGGCTTGTTTATCAGAATGACCTTAAAGATCATATCTACATGATTAGAAACACCATGCCGCCGCGATACCGTCCACCTCGGACGCGACGCTCCAGTCCGCCTCACCGTTCCATCCCGTTCTGTCAAAGCAGCTGGTGTTGTTGAGTCTCGGCGAGCGCAAATACCATGCACGGTTTTTCTTCCGGTTGGCCGCCGTCTTGTAATACTCGTACTGCGTGCCCTCGCCCGCATAGGAGTATGTCCGCGTGCCCTGGACCTCGATCTCCGACAGCAGGAACAGCGTGTCCTCCGTCGTGTCGATGGCCGAGCTCGCGCCGCCTGCCGTGGTCTTCTTTGTCACGGCCTTTAACGCGGCCACGACCTCCGCCGGCATCACCTTCTTCAGCGCCGGGAACGCATTGGACGTCCGCACCAGGCAGTTCTTCCAGCCGCAGCTGTTATCCTCTGCGCCGTTCATCTTATACTGCGTCGCGTAGGTCGTGTGCATCTGGAATGTCAGCGGAGCCTTGCCCGAGCCGTCGGCATAATCGTCGTGGTTCTTGCCGATGATGTCGATCGCGTAGGTCTTGTTGTTGATCGTCATGTTGCAGCTGTCGCCGACGTTCCATGTGTTGGGAACTTGTTTCTCTTGACAGGCCTTAATAATTGCAGCCCAGCTGTTATTTCCGAACACGGGGTCGATCATGGCCAAATCGACATTAGCTGTCCCAACCACAACATCTGCCGTCTTTGTTGTGCTTGCTGTCGCTGCTGTTACCGTCCATGTTCCAACCTCATCGACTATCAACGTGCAGTTTCCACTCGCATCCGCCGTTCCGGAAACCGTCTTGCTGCCCTTTGTAGCTGTGACAGTCGCGCCTGCGCTGGTCGTAACAGCAATCTGCAGCTGCGGTGCAGTCATGGTGCCGGTGATAAGCTCGCCACTCGCATCGTGCGCAGTCTCGCCTTGTGCAAGCTTCGCTGCCGTAACGGTGTCCTGTGTCAGATCAAGCTTTACTTCGCCGTTAATCTCAACCTTGTTGACTGCCACGATCAAGCACCTACTTTCAGCGTCTGGCCTCCCTGAGCATTATCCGTATAGGTGACAGGAATTGCAGCAACAGTAACCGAAGACAGATAATTGTATGTCGGACTGTCAGGCGTAACTTCCTGCTGTACGAATGTCGGAGTAACTGTCTTCGCCTGAGGCTTTACGCCTTCAGAACCAGACATAGTGCCTTCAACACCGAGAACTGTAATACCCTCACGGATGTTGGCTGGAATCAGCTTTGCAGCCTCGTCAGCGTCGATAGCAGCATCCCCCGAACCGTCGTGAAAACCCATCGGAATAGACACAGGAGCGTCTTTACTGGTGATTTTCAAGTGCTTTGCCCCGTTATTAGGCATTGTACCAGTCAGCTTGGAGCCTGCCACATATGCTGTCTTATCCTTCAGAATTTCTGCAGCAACGGCAGTTGCATCGCTGGTGTCAGCATCCTTTGTGCTTGTACCAACGATAGGCGCGCCAGATTTGTCATGGGCCTTAATACCATCAGCCAGCTTATCAGGAGTGATGTCGTCCTGAGTAAGGTCAAGTTTAACTTCAGTACCAATGATAACCTTGTTTACATATTGATTAGCCATAATATTCATCCCCCATAATGAGTGTTGCACCCCCCGCATCGTTCGAGACGATATACTGGGGGATCTTCTTGACGGTTACATTGTCTTTCAGGAAGCGGTCCTTCGTTTCCAGCGAGACCGCCTCATAGATCTTGGGCGTGACCTCGTATGCCCCGGTGTAAGGTTTGGCGCCCCCGGCGGATATGGAGGCCGAGAAGCCGAAGGAGACGTCGCTGCCTCCTCCGGTGTCAAAGCGCAGCGCGCGATTTCCGGCTAGCTCAAACGTGACCGGCGTCACTGGAACCATTACAGCACCACCTTTGACAGCGCGTGCAGAACGTCGATCTGCTGGATCGGGGAGCCGATGACGTCCCCCGAGGTAAATTTCACACGCACCTGCATCTGGCAGGTCTTCGGGAGCTTGAATGTCTCCTGCTGCGTCAGCGGGAAGCGGAACTTCCCGTCCTTGTATTCGACTTCGCCGGGGTATTTCTTCTGCAGGTACAGAAGCGAGACCTCGACGGTCTCGATATCGTTGATCTCGAGCGCTTCGCCGTTGTTCGTGATGGAAATATCGATGTTATAGGCATCACCCTGAACCATAGGATGCACCTCCGTTTCTCAGGATCCTACAATTTCACACTCCGCCGCCGCGATCCCGCTGAGCAAGATACCCATGCTGGTGATTGTGCCGGTGATCGTGCTGCCCCACGGCGTCGTCGTTTTGACGTAATCGCCGGGGGTCTCGCCGTCCATGACGATCCGCACGCTGTGGGTCTGACGGCGCATGTAATAGTCGTAGACGTGCTGGGTGACCGCGGCGACGTTGCTGCTGTTGACCAGCGTGGCGTCCCTGACCTCAACGACGTTTGGCTTCGTCGTGGCCGTGACCTTCGGATTGGTCTTCGTCGTGACGGTGGTCGTGTGGTAATACGTCGTGCCGTCGACCTCCACGCTGTCGCCGCTGCCGGTCGTTTTGTACGAATGCGCCGTCACGCGCACCTCCGTCACTGGGGAAGATGTTTCTACGCTGCCGCCGGTATAGAGCCGGTCAAGCGGGATCTCCGCCGCCTCGTCCGCCGCGAGCTTGCGCACCTTGATCCCGCGCGTGCCGCTGGTGTCGATGGTGGCGCAGATGGCAAATGCGATCTGCTGCAGCGCCTCGCGCTTCGTGCAGTCCGGGATGTACCCCGTGATCTTTGCGTCATCCAGCGAAGAGTCGTATTCCAGCGTAAAGTGCCCGGAGAGGATCGTCTGGATCAGCGTCTTCGCAGACGCGCCGGAATAGATCGCAGCCGCGAACGGCTCGCTGTCCATGACGCCGAGGGCGTCGATGCAGGAAATATCATAGACGCTCACGCTTTTCCGGGAGGACGATTCGATATAAAACACGCCGATCAGGTGGTCTGAGTCATACGCGCTGACGGGCTGCTTCTGCTGGAAGACGTAGTCGATATCGTCCGCGCTGTCCAGCGAGAAGTCGAGCGTGTTGATCTCCAGATCGTCTGAAATGATGTTCAGGCCCTCCGTGACTCGGACGGAGCGCAGCTCTCCCCGCTCGAACTCCCGGACGATTCCGAAGAAGATCTGCGAGATCTTCGCGTAGTGGTTCGGCAGGTGGGTCTTATTGATCTGCACGACGAGCTTGTTGTATAAGTCGACCTGCTGCTCGCAGAAATACTTGTACGAGTTCGGCGTGAAGGTCTTGCTCGCAAGCTGTTCTTCGCCGTTGTACCACATCAGGACAATCTCGCTGCAGTAGTCACCCTCCGAGCCGTCGAAGTAGAAGAAAATGCCCGGGGAGGAGAACTGACCATTCAGGGAGATCGTGATCGTCGGCGCTGCGTCAAACGTGCAGTCGTCGTTGCTTTGCACCGCGGACCAGAATGCGGCCCGCTGGTTCCCGAGCAAGACGCGCGTCCCGTCTAGGACCCACTGGTTCTGCTCGCAGGACGCCAGCAGCCCGGCGTCCGTGCCGTAGGGGAGCAGGGCAGGGTTCGCAAAGTCTTTCTTCGCCGTCGTCGTTACCGTCGACGCATCTGCTGCGCCGACCGCGACGTCTTCATATACCACTCTTACGCTCATGCCGGGGTCCTCTTCGGTTTCATGGCAACGAAATTGACGGTCAGGTTCTGCCAGCTGTTTTTCCCGGCATAGCTGGACACCAGCTCGTCGTCGCCATTTGCAACATACGCGTCGAACGTCATGGTCGTCTGCGCATAGGGGACTGTCAGTACGTGGCTGTCTGCCGGTGCGGAGATCGTTTCATAAAACTCGTCGTATTCCTCGGGGTTCGATGTCACTGAATCAATTTCCAGGCTGTAATTGTAATAGGTGCCGATGATGTCGCGCGTCATTGCGCCAGTCATCACGCGCCCGGCATTGTCGCCGTCGAGCACGGAAAACGAACGTTTCAGACTCACGACGTGCAGATTTGGATACGCTTTCCCATCAAGGCTCAATACGCTTGTCATGTTCTCACCCCCGCCAGACGAACGCCAACGCGCTGCGTCTCGTCGTTGTTCGCCTGATATACCGCGCGGGCAAACTCGCGCTTATCGACCTGCATCACGACTGTAATGCTCCGGCCTCCCATGCCGCCCGTCTCATTCATGGCCTGCTTAAAGGCCTGCACCATCGTTGCCAGCGGCGTCTCAATATTTGTCCCGCTCTTCTGGTCGCCGAGAACGGCGAGAAATTCGCGGTTCGGGGGAATGACTGCGCCCTGCGCGAGGCGAGGAAGCGCAACGTTGCTCACTAGGGGAATGCTAATTCCGAAAGACCTACCACCAATTAGAGGAACCCAATCAGGGACCTCGAAATGAATGGTATTCAGCGCGGAGATTAGGAGGTTTATACCGTTGATGATAAAGTTTATCGCATATTCAACAGCGGTAATGATTCCATTCCAGATTCCCTTAAATATATCCTTTACGCCTTCCCACGCCTTTGTCCAGTCTCCGGTAAAAACGCCGCTGATAAACTCGATGATTCCGCTTAGCCACTGCTTTATACTGTTGAATAGGCCGGATATAAAGTTTCCGTATGTCTGGAAAATCGCCGCGAGCATGGGGCTTTTTGATTGTAACCATGTAATGAACATATCCCATGCATCTTTGATGGAGTTTACAATCGCGTTCCACGTCTGCTTAAGCCCTTCCCAAATTTGTTTCGCGCCTTCTGCGGCAAGCTTTAAGTCTCCCGTAAACACGCCCTTAAAGAATTTCCCGAATCCGTCTATGATATTTTTCAGGCCTTCGATGAGTTCTTCGCCATGTCCGGTAAAGGAAACAAGTGCAACCAGAGCGGCAACAAATCCCGCAATCAGGAGTGGAATCCAGCTACCCGTCAGAAGCGAAATGCCGATACCGGCGGCAAGTAGCCCCGCGATGATCGTAAGCGTATTTACTAAATTAAATCCATTTTCAATGACATCCTTGATTCCGACAACAAGCATAGCAAGACCGCCCACAACAAGCGCAATGCCTGCTGCTATCGGGCCAAATGCGATTGCAAGTCCGGCAGCAAGCGCGGCAAGCCCCGCAAGCATTCCGAGGAAATTTTGTAAATCAATCCCGTTCTTCCACGCGTCTAGCCAGAAATACACAAGTGCAAACGCACCAGCTGCTGCAAGCGCGATCCCGGCAATCTTGCTCAAATCGTTTGTAAACATGCTTGCAATTTTCCAAGCGAGCAGCCCGGCGGCAATCGCACCTACTAGGCCGAGAATATCGTGGAGTTTATCCTCCGCCATGTCGAGGTTTGAAAAATCCGGCGCGATATCCGTAGACGCCGCCCCGCCCGCGCCGCCACCGCCTCCAGATGCCTGATTGCTGGTAATCTGGTTGATCTCGTCGAAGCTCGCCATGCTCTTGCTGGCGTCTTCAGCTGCGGAGCCTACCCCCTCGATTGCTTCTTTTTCCGCATTCAGCCCTTTTGCCGCTGCGACCTGCGCGCCCCAGCTTTTGCCGGACAGCATGCCGAAAAACTTTGCGATAGCTGTAACAACCTGTGTCAGAATGTCCACAAGCCTCACAAAAACGGGGATCACGACTTGAAGAATCGGCTGAGCCAGCGTCAAAAACGCCGCCTTAAGCCGCGCAACCGCTGCACGCGCCTCCTCGTTCTGCATGATTGTTTTCCCGAGCCATGTCCGCAGGCTTTGCAGCGCTCTAGTAATCAGAGAGAACACCAGGACACGCTTAAAAAGCCCGGAAACACGCTTGCTGAACGTGTTCATGCTGTCGGAAACATTTTTTGCGGCAAGCTCCATCCGTTCGGACGCGCCGCTTGCGTTTGTAATCTCTCGCGTAAGCTCTCCTGCACGTGTCTTCGCCGCGTCCAGCGCGGAGGTCTGCTCCATTACCTTGTCCGTAATTTTTGCGTACTTGCCGTCCAAGCTCTCAACGATCTTGTCTTGCTCTTTCAGACGCGCTTCCTGTTCCTTAATCTGTGCAGCAACTTCGGATTGCCGACTGTATGCAGAAATATACGCATCAGGCGATGCAGACACCTCGCCGGATGTGACCTGCCTCAGCCGCTCAGATTCTGCACGCAACGATTTCAACGCAGTTTCTGCCTGTTTTGCGGATTCCTTTGCCGCGTCAAGCTGTGCCTTGATCCCGCTTTGCTCGCCGCTGCTCTTTTTCAGGTCAGTTTCCAGCTTGTCAATTCTCGCTGTAAGTTTATCAAGCTCCCGCTGTGCTTTTTTCGCATCAACTTCCGCCTGCACAACGATTTTCCCATCTGCCATTTTCTCACCACCTTATTTTGAGACACCCCACGCTGCCAGAATATCCTTTTCTGCGTCTGTGTAATTCGTTTTCAAATCAATAATTTCACGGTTTCGCCTGTAAAACTCTCGTTCCTGCTTGTCAAGAGGCTTCCCGCGAGATTTCTTATCCCGGATACTTACCACATGGGCAAACAGGCAGTCCCCAATTTCCTGATAATAGGACAAAAAAGTGTACCAGTGCAGATATTCCAGTGCGCGGATTTCAAATCCTGCAATTCTGTTGATGGGCGCGACAATCATCTCAAAGTCCTGCTCCCACGACATCAACGTCGGCTGCTTTTTTTGCTCCTTTTTGTCTTGCTCGTGGTCAATAAACCTGAAACATTTCCGCAGTGCTTCCTCATAATCTGAAAGCGGAATATCGTCAAAGTCAGGGTAGAATATCTCAAGGGCGGCAATGGCGCGCTCCTCTTCCGTCAAATCTTTATCAGAAAGAGCGGCGAGGATATCCAGCACCGCTCTATAATCTGATTCAATCTGATATGTTTTGCCGTTTACCTCGACTGACGTCGGGAGCGCGTAGATCAGCGCTTTCTTTTCGCCCATCTGTCCGTATACTGTTTTACTCTTGGGCTCAGTCTGGTTTTTTCGAGATCGAAACCAGCGTCCATCTCGTCGATGACAGCAAGCATAAGATTCGCCCATACCGGCAGACCATTTGCAAGCGCCATTACGTTTGTCCTGAACACTTCAGTACAAATCGGCTTTCCAAAAATTCCGTCGATTTTTTCGCGAATCTCCGTGTCGAACTGATCTGCCAAATCGAGAATTTTTTTCGGGTCCGTCTCGTTTTCGGCGCGTTTTGCGTATTCATGCTGTCTGGATTCCAACTCTTCGAACAGCGAAAACAGCTTTTTCGCAAATTCGCTGTCCGTCGGGTTGAACTCTACACTCACGCCGCCATTAATTTGGAAGGACTGTACGCCAGTATCAAATCTGATATCTGCCATTTATAGCCCCTCCTTACGCCGCAGAATCCGCCGTGAATGTAACTGCACCGTTGCTGCCGACCGCAGCCGTTCCGGTCGTGCGCGTACCGCCCAGCGTCACATCGAACGGCATGCCGACAAAGCCACCACCCTCACCGCCGAGGCTCGCGGGCTTGACCATTGTTCCGTCGTAACGCTCCGCAAAGACTGCTGTCTTGGCCGTGCCTGCGTAAAAATGAACGATAAGAACGTCCTGATTCGCCAGTGCTGCTGCGTCCTGGTCTTTGATAGCCAGGTTCCACAGCTTGACAAGCGCCGCGTCGCCTGCGTCCAGCTCGCACGGGTCAAAACTCTGCGTGATGATGGGCTTCTTCATGGTTGTTCTTGTAGTGCCGAGGATATCCTTACTGGAATCCTCCTGCCAATCGTACTCCATACTAGAGTCCGTGACGCGCTTGCCGAACGGAGACCAGACAGGCGTAGACGACTCGCCGGTATTCAGGTATGCAATCAGCAATTCGCGGTCAATGGTCTGGCCAGCAGTGGTATTAAAGGTCATGTCTGCCATAATTAAATCACCTCATATGTCAGTTTCATAAGTATCTGATGGTCTTCTGTTCCGTCATCGTACCGGGCGAACAGAGCCGCACGGCTGGACGCTTCCACGCGCCGGACGCGCATGCCATCGCCCAAAGACGGATAATTTTGCATAGCCCAGTCTCCAAAGCGGTTCAGCATGGCGTCGCATTTCAGGCGCTTATCGTTGCTGCTGCCGGGGATGATACGGGCGATGATCTTAAATTGGTATTCTGCTTCATGCCCGCCGAGGATGTATTTCTGCGTAATATACGCGCCCTGAATAGCGGACAGCGCCATACTTGCAGAATTCGCAGCGAGAAATTCATAGTTGATCGTTGCAGCTGGCATGTCGTCATCGGAAAAGGCGTTTGCCCAGATCATCATTTTTCTGGCAATGTCCTGCTCTTCCTCCGCAGATACCAGTTTTCTTTGCTTTTCAGAGGCCATTTTTCACCGCCTTATCCGCAACGCGGATCCATTTATCAAGGTTTTCTGCTTTGGACGCCTCGAACCAGTGCGACTGTGCTTGTGCGTGTCCGGATGTCGTGAACACAAGGTTTTTGTCTGTCAGAACCTTCGTCCCACCCTTCGGTGCGTATGTGCTGCCCGTCTCCGGGTCAACCATAACTTTCCCGTAATACAAAAACCGTGCATACGGTCCCGGATAGATGATCGCATTACCGTCCACCACTGTTCTCTGGTCGAGAGAGCCCGTCAGGAACGGCACATATGGGCTTGTGTCCTTCCGCACCTGCGTTGCAACAATATGCTCTGCTTTGGTGCAGGCCTGCGCGAGCTTTTCCTGCAGCGCGTCAAATCCGTCTGCCTTTACGCTGAATTTCAGCATTACGAGCCTCCGACCTGCCAGTGCTGCATAGAAGGACTGCCGAAGTCCTTCATGTCCACCTTTGTCACTTTGTACACATCATCGTACAGCATCTCGATCTGTTCTTCCGTCTTGTCCGGCTCGACTACTTCGCCCTTCACAAAGAATGTTGTGCCGCCGTTACCGTCCGTAGATAGCGTCCAGATTTTGCTTTTATCAGTTGCGCGCCAGAACTCCTGCGGACCGACGTAGCGCTTTTCCGCCCCTGTCACGCCGTCTACAGCAGCCGCAGAAAACGGAATGTACAGATTCACCGCATCTGCTCCTTCAAGCCCGCTCGCGCGGACGTTAGCCGCTTTTGACGCTTGGAGCATTACCCCGCGAATTACAGTGATATGGATTTTTTGCGTATCTTTGAACGTTTCCGGATCCTGCTCCTGCGTGACGTTGTAGATGGTTACAGTGTGTGGGGCGTACATGAAAAACACCTGCCTCTGTAGAGAAGCCCGGTATGGGCTAGATATTCACGCGCTACGCTTGCAAGGGCATTCTTCGCCTCCGAAGCCGCTTTCAATGCAGCGACGGAAGAATCTCCGCCGCTGCGAAGTGTCCTGGAATAGCCGCCTACAGTCTCGCTCTGCAATTCTCCTTCTTCATATGCAAGCCCGGCGGACACATTCTTTCTGGCGAGCTCCTGCGCCGTGTCGATCAGCATATACTGATCGACCAGAGCGCAGCAGCACATTTTAACGGCTTCGAGATCCGCGTAGTCTTTTACTCGGTTCTGCGTGTAATAATCGAGGAAGGAGCTGGCGCGGACGGCCAGACGCTGGAAATCCTCCTCATTGATGCTGCCGTAGTAGCAGCCGGAGTAAAATTCATAGTCGGCATAAATCATTCGTACCAGCTCCTTTCATTTTTTACGAACCGACCGTGACGGTAGCCGTGCCGGTCTTGGTGCTGTCCTGCTTCAACTTTGCAGTGACGGTAATGCTCGTGGACGTCTCATTGGACGCGACCTTCAGCACGCCGCCTTCCGTGATAGACGACTTGGCGCCGCTCTGGCTCCACTCGACGTCGCCACTTACAATGCCTTCACCCGCAACGGAGGCAGAAAATGCTTTGCTTGCGCCCTTCGCCACGGTCGCGGTTGCCGGGGAGACAGTCACAGTGGAGACCGTTCCAGCCTTGCCGTAGACCGAGAACGGGAACGGATTGGCAATATCAACGTTATAAGCGTTTACCGGGTTTGCGATTTCCCAGCCAAGCCGCATGACCGCACGCAGCGCAACCATGTCGTTCTGCATGAGGTTATACGTGATGGTCTTCGTGGTCGGATCCTGAATGACGCCCTCGGTGAAGATCTTGAACGTCATGTCCTGCCGGATCGCATAGACCAACTGCGACCAGTCGCCGACGATCATCTGCGCCTGAGACGGGTCAAATGCGCCGTTCATCGGGAAGTACATATCCATGCCGTCAAGGCCATAGCGGGTCGCGCCCTGCATATCGGACTTGAAGATGGGCTGGCCGGTCGTGTCCTTGAGGCCACGCAGCTTACCGCGCATCTGGATAGCGGACATAACGCCGTTCGGATTGAATCCGTCAAGCTCGACCTTCGCGATCAGGCCGTTCTCGCCCATGATGTCGTCAAAGACGCTCGTGCCGACGGGTACGCCGTTTCCAGCAGCAATGGCAGAGGGCACAACGCCGTCGCGCCACGTGGCGGGCTTGTTCGTGCCAAACAGGATGGCAGCGTCAATTACCTTGCCGAAAGCCTCGGTCAGTCTAGGTCTTACCTCCCCCCAGATGTCATAATCTGCGTCATCCAGTGCTGCTTCGGGGATGGGGACAATAACCGCGATTTCCTCGGCATAGATTTTCTTCTTGTCCCACGCCATCTTCGTGGTCTGCTTGAAAGCTTCACCGGCTCCGGTATCAGTTGCTTCGCCGTTGACGAAGTACGCAGAGGGCAGCGCGTCCAGGACGTTGATGGTCTGCGTCTTGCTGGACATATTCGCCAGTCGCTTACCCATGCGCAGGACTGCGGATTCCGCGATAGCGCCCTGCATGATCTCGCGGGTTACAGGCTCCGGAATAAGACCGGAAAGTGCATTTCTGTCAATAATATTCGGCATATGATTCTCCCTTCGTTATTTCAGAGCGCCCCGAATCAGGGCGTTCATCGTGCTGTTCATGTTTGTTTCTTTGGTTCCACCGCCTGCCGGTGCTGTCCAGTCGAACGTCGCCTTCTTGCGATTCGCTGTAAGCTCGTCGACAGCCTGTTCAAACGTGGTCTTGTCATTGACCATCTTCGAGGCCTTGAACGCGATAAACTCAGCGTCCTCGCCGGTCAGACCTTTGCTCAGAACGTATTTGTCCCGCTTGAGCTGTTCGGCTTCAGCCTGCAATGCAGTCAGTGCCGCCTTGCTGTCTGCAAGGTCTTTCGCCTGTTTTGCCTGCCGTTCCTGTTCGGTCTGCTGGCTGTCTTTCCATGTCCGGTATGCGGTGATTTCTTCCTCGCTGGGGTATTTCTTCCGTTCTCGGTCAAGCCTCGACTGAATCATCTTGTCAACGTCGGCCTGCGTGAACGTCTTTTCCTGCTCAGGAGCAGTGATTCCCGTGCTCTGCACGTTGGTTTCTTCTGCCATAAAAATCTCCTTGTTTAACGACCTGTCGGTCGGTATTGATAAATAAGAAGAGCCAATTTGAAAATGGCTTCGGCGGCTTTTTTGCTTCAGCCCAGTCCATCCACCTTTGTCCTTTCTCGCTGTTCCGGCAGCCCTGCGGCCTTGCTGAACCTGCTATATTCTGCGTTCAGCCGCCGAAGCTTTATGTTTGCGGCGGTCGCGTCCTCGGAAAGCCCAGCTTCTTTGTATGCGTTTCTAAGCTTCTTCTGCGCACGGATTTGCCGCTCTATGCGGCGCTGCATTTGCGTCGCTTCATATGCCGTGTAAGTCTTTCCGTCAAACGTGCAGCCAAGACCATCGTCGATATGCTCAAGCTGTTCGTCTGTGTAAGTTCGCTCCGAAACTCCCGGAACAAACGGGTATTTGTGATGTCTACAGTTTGCGCCTGTCAGACCGTCAACATATCCGTAACCGGTCGTTTCCACAAGGTCATCGTAAAGCCCCAGCGGGTCAGGTTCGCCGCTTTCACTCTGGTAATAGACTTTCCCTTGCCAGTCCTTGTGGCTTGACCACGGCGAAGCACCCGGCTTGTCGCGCGCCCCAGAGTGCGCAGACACTTCAAAGTATCTCGTCTCAAGGGACTCTGCGCTTTGGTTCGTGTACTGGTCGCAGATCTGGTTCACGCCGGTCATGACAGCTCTCCGAACAGCAACGTCGATGTTGTCAACGTGTCCGCTTTCGTAGTTCACGACTTTCAGCCCGCCTGCAAACTGTTGCACCGCAGACCTAATAGCCTGATTGTAGCTGATCGCCCCGCTCTGAATCTGCATAACAGCAGAATCCAACGCCCACTGATACGCACGAGCGGGCGGAAGCATCGTCCTGCCTTTGTCCACCAAGAATCCCATAGAAGCCGTGATGTTATGGAACTCATCAAGCGTCTGCGCTCTGATCGCTTCGATGGTCGCAGTGTTCACCAGAATATCAGGCTGTGTCAGCCCTGCCATGTCGATAACCGATGTGTAATACTTCTGGTTTCTGGCAATAACATCGTCAAAAAGCTCCTTGAGCTTCTTCTCGCTGATTCCAGAGGTCTTGCGGATTGCTTTTTCAATCTCCTTCGTATCGATACCATGCGACCGAAGCGCCCGGATTGCCTGCACAGTCACTTCGTTCAGCTGATCTTTCAGCGCAAGCCTACTGCATATCTCATCGAGGAGCGTATCTTCCAATCCTCGGAACAGCTCTGCCAGATCCTCTGGGAGCGCATCAAGCAGTTCTGGGGTGAATGGATACCGGCTCATCTTTCACAACCCCAATAGTCCCAGTGTTTTCTCCAAATCCCATTACTCGACCTCCGATTCTTCCTCGGTTACCATGTCCTGCGCCTTCGGCAGCGCCGCCTTTGCTGTCGCCTCGTCCTCGTTCATCCACTTCATGCGAAACTCCCAGTCGTTCATAATCCCAGTATTTAGAAGCTGCATATCGCGAGAAAAGTCCGTGGCCTTATCCTCAATGATAGAATCGTCGAAATCAATGCTGATCTCCATATCCTCGTTCAGCCCCGCGTTCATCGCGGTATTCCCAAGCCGGAGAAGGATCCGGCATAGTTCTACAAGCACCTGTTCGAGAACAATTTCATGCTTTTTGATGGTGCGGAACATGGCGCTGTTCTCGCTGATGACCTGTGTGGCTGTCGCGACGCTATCGCCATTAAAACGGTAATAAGTCTCTCCTAAGCCACACTTACTGGACAGCATGTTCAACTGGTCTTGCAGGCCCACATTCAGTTGTTCCGTCCGAAGGGTAGGGGAAATCGTCTCTACAACGTTCCCTTGCTGTGCATCTTCCGGGAGCAGATAAAAGCGCCGATCATTGTCATCAAGCGTCGGTTCGTCGTCCTCCCACCTTGTAGCGGGCATTTTGACCATCATCATCATTGGGCCGTTTTCAAACTCATTGACGTAACAGTCATAGGCACAATCCACACCGCGCAGAACATCGATTGCATTCGCATACACGGGAATGCCAACCGGAAGCAGATAATCAAGGTTATTTGCGATATTCGGCCGGTCGATGACGAACTGTCGCTTGTCGCTTCCCGTATGTACCACCGGCGGGATCCGCTCGAATCCCGGAACCTCTGTCAGTAGAGCATCAGAAAGTGTTTCATTTTCGTAACGATAAATACTGTTCTCGATGACGTACAGGCCGTTTTCATCTTTTCTATGGATCTGCAAATACAGATAATTCTTCCCGGCCCGCGTGACCACGCTGTCAAAAGCACATTCGGTGATAAATCCATTCTGCCAAGCCAGCGGGAAAATATGCTCGATCGTCACATAGTCTAGCTCGATGCTAGAAGCTTCGCCCCGTACGATCTCGCCGCTCTCGTTGACAGCCTGACCTACTACGCGGGGAATGTATGCCACGGTCCCGAGTGCCGATTTCATTTCCTGCATCTCGTTTGCCTTGACCGTGAAGTTGTTCGCGGTCAGAACCCTGTCGATGAACTCCTGCTCCTTCTGGCCTTCAAGCGTGATCTGAACCTTCTCATTCATCAAGAGGTTTGCCCAGTCCTCACAAACCTTTTTCGCCATACCGAGGCTTGCACGGTTGCACTTTGTCCACTTATGCCCGTTATATCTCCGGTATTGATGGAACCCCTTGACTTTGCCGACGTACCACGACTTCCAAAGGGACACGTATGTATAGAATTCCTCTGGGATTGTCGTATCCCCGAGTTCCTTTAATTTATCGATAACCGTCATGCAATAACTCCCATTCTACGGCTCACAGGCTCTAAGGCGTACCGCGTCGCGTCAATCAGATGATTGTTCGCGTCTGGGTATCCGCTGATTATATCGCCGTCTTTGTTTCTCTCATATTCGTAGCCCACGAACTCATCGTAGGCATGTGGCGTTCGTTTTCTATCAATGACAATCGTTCTTCTCTGCAAGAACTTCATACCGTATTCGACCGAGCCGGGTCCCTTGACAGCTTCATACGCAGGCAATCCCATTGCCCGTAGGTCAGCCACGCTCTTTGGCTCCGCGCTGTCACAGATGACGCGCACATTGCCATATCCGCGCTGTTTGATTATAGTCGCACTCTGCTCGTTGGATAGTTTATTTTGATAAATCTCGTCTAACAGATATATCGTCTCTCTCGCCCGATCATAATGCAGCCGTATAAAAGCAAACGGGTCTGGGAACCAGCCAAAGTCCACTCCCTGATAGATTCGGTCAAAGCCTTTGACTTCTTCGTCTGTGATCTCCCGCAGCTCGATCCTGTCGAACACGTTTCCGCCGGTTCCTACCGGGATACCGAGATACTCATGCTGATACGCGCGTTCATCTGTCTCTTTCAGGTGTTCCGCTTCTGCAAGAAACTGTTCTCCCAGCCATTCAGGCGGTGCTTGCAGATACGTGGACTTGTGACACAGCCGGTCGGCCCGTTCCTCCAAGCTGTCCTTGTTTGCCCAGTTGTCGCGGCTGATCGGCGGGTTATAGCTTTCAAAGTTCCAGAACTTAGAGCCGCCGCGCATTGTAGACTGTAAGATCGTTCGTATTTCCGCACGCCCCGCGAACTGGTCTTTTTCCTCAAAGTGCGTCACGGCAATATATCCAAACGGAACCTTGATGGATTTAATCTTCATCGGGTCGTCCGCACCCCGGAACATGATCTTCTGCCCGGTTGGCTTATAAATCAGCTCCATCGGGGAGACTTTAGCTTCCCAATACGCCGCCATGCCCAGTTCCCCGATTGCCCAGATATACTGCGCGTACACGCTGTCACGAATGGTATTTGCCACCTTACGCAGCACCAGCGCGTGTGTACCCGGATTGTTTATCAGCAGCAGTGGGACGAGTACAGACACCGTGGAGGATTTCAGTGAGCCTCGCCCACCGCTGAAATCGTAGTGCGTGTGACCGTGGTGGAACACGTCATGCGCCACGTCGTAGAACGCAGAGCCGATTTTTTCAGACAGGCGAATGTCAGACATCAATTATCACCTTGACACCCTCTGTGTTTATGTTTTGCTCTACAATATCCTTCTGGTCAAGGTACTGCTTGCCAAGCCAAATAGCCATATTCGCGTTCTTGTCAGCCAATCGCCACTGGCTTCTCCGCAGTGAAATTTTCCCTGCTCCTCGCTTTTGCTTAAATACCTCGGAAAAACTGGCATGATAGGTGCGTTTACACCAACTATCCAGCGTTTTATCGGTCACGTCAAACCAACCGCAGATTTCCTCAAGTGTGCATTGCAGGCCGCAGAGGTTTTCGAACTGCTTCTGATCTATTTCCTTTCTTGGCCTTGCCATACGCGCCCTCCTTTCTCTGCTGGCGTTTGATAAACTTCTCCATGTCCCGCTTCAAATACGGGCTGCTGGTTTTGGCGATGATCGCCCGTGCTTCTTCAATCGTCATTCAGCAACACCGCTTTCTTCCCCGTAAACTTCTCCCAACGGTCAACAATGACATCAGCATACTTCGGATCGTACTCCATGCAGAAAGCGTGTCTGCCATTCTGCTCCGCCGCCATGATCGTTGTGCCAGAACCAGCGAACAGGTCGAGAACATTCTCTCCCGGCTTGCTGGAACACTGCATCTGATAGTCAAACAGCTTAATCGGCTTCATGGTCGGATGCTCCGCAGATTTGACAGGCTTGTCAAAATTAAGCACCGTTGTCTGCTTTCGATTTTTGAAGAAATAATGCTTCTTGCCTTCCGTCCATCCGTAAAGGCACGGCTCATGCGCATCTTCTTCAATCTCGCTCTCTCCGTACAGGCACGGTTCATGTTTCCACTGGAAATCCTGTCTACCCATCACAAGTGAGTTCTTCACCCAGATTAGGCACTGCCTAAGGCGCAGCATTGCATCTTTACACGCACCGCGGAAGTTATACCCCTCGCGGTCTGCGTGCCAAATGTAAAATGGAGCACCGGGTTTCATGACCATTGCCGCATTGGAAAACGCATCCGTCAGGAACCGTCTAAATGCCGTATCCTCCATATTGTCGTTCTTAATCTTCCCGGCGGCGCCCTGATAGTCCACATTGTACGGAGGGTCTGTGAGCAGCAGATCCATTTGCGCCCCCCCTACGAGCTTCTGTACGTCTGTCAAAGACGCGCTATCTCCGCACATAAGGCGATGGTCTCCGAGCTGGTACACTTCGCCAAGTTTGCTCTTCGGCTCTGCCGGTAAAACAGGATCGTAATTGTCTTCTACAACTGACGTGTCGAGTTCATCACGCAGTCCCCAATCAAAGTCAAACGCCGAGAGGTCAAGACCAGGAAGTTCATCAGCCAGCAGGTCAAAGTCCCAGTCGCTCTCGTTGCTCTTGTTATCCACCAGCCGCAGGGCGTTCACCTGTTCCGGGGTCAGATCGTCCACGCAGACACAAGGCACTTCTTCCATGCCAAGCTTCTTCGCCGCCATAGCGCGGCAGTGGCCGATTACGATCACGCCGTCACGATCAATCACAATCGGCTGCACAAAACCGTACTGCTTGATGCTCTCCGCAACGTTGTTGATTTGCGTCTTGTCATGCTTTTTCGCATTTTTCCCGTATGCAGTAATGCTGGAAAGCTTTCTGTTTTTTACCTCCATGTTGTCCTCCCCATCATGCCCGATCACCGGCCAGCCACCTCATTCTTTCGTTCTCGTGTCTCCGTGTGTGAATAAATATATTTATTCACACCGGAGAACACGAGAACAGGAGGAGGAGGTTTCCGCAGAACGCTGCGGTGCCGATGAAAAAGGGCGTAGAGTTGGTCTCTACGCCCTTATAGTAAATGTTAAATTTGGCTCTGGGGCGCAGACTTTTTCATAAAAGCCCTCTTTTTTGCCCCACAAGGCGAATAAATTGCCTGTGCCATTCCTGCGCGGTGCGTTCGGATACATAAACCGCCATTGCAGCGCCCTGTAAGGTGTGCGTCCGTTTCCAAAGAACCAAGTCTACGACCCGGAGTCGTTCCGCGCCGTCAACGAGCTGTTCCGTCTCCGAGATTGCCTCCTCAACGGCAGCGCGCTCGGCCTTCGTCATCAGCCCGCCGCCCTTATAATTGCGGATCATCCACTTTGCATATGGCCACCAGCCGTAGCGCGGCTTACTCACGGCGCACTCCCTTTCTTTTCTTGCAGTGGCTTAAATCATTATACCGGATACACCAGCATGTGGTAGAGAAATATGCACATTGTGAGTTCTTGCACCCATCAACTTCCTTTTCGTCCAGCACGTCCTTTGCCCATTCCCCGCGCGCTTTATCCAGTTCATCTTTGTACGCCGCGCACTCAAACGCAGCATTAGTTATAACATGCCACAGAGCCGGTAAGCCGCTCTCACCGTCGAGCGCCAGCGGATTATCCCAGATCTGCAGAACGTGGCGCAGAAGGGCGTCGTGCCACCTTTCAGGGGCTATGCTTCGCCAGTCCTCAGCATCACCGTACCTCCGCATTCCATATTCACGCACCTGCATGATCGCCTCGATGCCCTCCACCGGTACGAGCGACGGGCGGGGCTTGCCCTCGTCGTACTTTGCCCCCTTGATTTTGGGCTTTAGGCCGCCTTGCTCGTGGAATCCACAATTCGGGCATTTACCAGTTGAAAGCAGATCCTCGTCAAACTTCTCATTACACACGGGGCAAATATACCGCCCGTCCTTCGCTTTACCCCAATATTTATCCATCAATAGTGTACCCTCCCTTCGCGTTTTGCCCGATCGTATTTCCGCGCTCTGGCGGACTTGCCGCTTGTTTCCATCCCGCGCTCTATGCGCTCTACCTTGCTTTTGTTGTACTCGTCCGCAGCCTTGCGGAACGCTATGTACGCCTTGCAGGTCGTATGCTTTGCCCCGCAGCCTTTCTCGGGGCAACTGCCGCATGGGGCTGAATACGGGCTGATTTTCAAATCTCCCTGCATTCGTCCACCCTCACACAGATTCGTTTGTCTCCGACGCGCACAACATAGCCGGGCATGCTGCTGACGTATTCATATTTTTCCGCGTCGTACACTTCGCCAATGCGCGGGCGCATGGCGGGATAGACCGGGATGATCGCCGTGATCTGGATCCGCACTTCATCCCATGCGCGATCGCGCCGCTTGCCCGTGCAGATTGGATGCAACTTGCGCCATGCCCCGGCACACGCCCGGCTGCAGAGATACCGGCCATCCGCGCGCGGCTTGCAGGGCCGGGTGAATATTTTCCCACAAACCGGGCAGGTCGCCGTGATGTTTGCCATTACAGCTTTACCCCCTTGATGTACTTGTCAAAATATGTGGTTGCAACGGCCATCGCCGCCCACATATCTTTTGCAAACTTCGTGCCGTTCACATAAAAGAAGCCCGGCTCTTTTTTCGTCCCTACACCTCCGTATCTGTCAATCAGCGCTTGCCGGATATTCTTATCCTTCGCGCTCAGGCAGCCGCACAGGTATAGCTTTTCTTCTCGCCTGTATATCCTTTTCGGCTCATATCCGCCAGATCTCAATGCAATTTCCCAGAATCGCCCGACCCAGACGCAAGTGTCAAACACTTCCTGCCCTACGGTCTGCCCCATCCCCTGCACCATCTCAATCGCAACATCTATGCAGTTCGCATAAAGCTTCCGGTCAAGCATATCTGGCACTGCCGGATTCTCGATTTTCCCGGCGTCCAGCACGCGGCGAATTTCTTCGCCGTCGTGCTCTACGATTACATAGCCCGATTGAATATTGCCGGGGTCAATTGCCAGTATCGTTCCCATTTGCATTTTCCTTCTTCTCGTCATTCAGCTGATTACGCTGCTTATACAGTTTAATGTTTTCTTTTTGCAGTCTTGCCATCTCATCTCGAAGATTTTTCATTCTTCTAAGAATCTCATCATCGGATACAACCTCGTCTCGTCCGACGTTAAATAATGCGTCTACAAGCTTGCGCAATTCAATGGCTCTCTGGCAGCCGCCGTGCATTCTGTTGATCGTGGCAGAAAGTTCAGAATTTGTGTGTTCAAGCTCCAGAATATGCTCACGCTGAAGGATGTTATCACGCTCAAGTTCTTTGCAACGATCGCGCATCTTGAGATAATCTTCCGGGGTCAGTTTCATCACATCGATTTCATCAGGGTTCATTCTACATTACTCCTTTTATTATAGTTCTTTAATTCTTCAAGCGTCATTTCGTTTAACTTACTTTCTCCCACGCTTCGCCCTCACTTTCCAGAACAGTTCGTTGTAAGTGTTATACCGCTGCTGAATGTCCGTACTTGCAATGCCCGGGTGAAATTTCAGCCACCATTCGTACATACCGCACGTCTGCATTTCCGGGCAGCCGCACCGATAAACGCAGTTAGGTACCAGAACGTCCGATATCTCCGGCTGCACCTCATGCAGAGCTGCTTTGAAATCCTCGGCATACTCGCGCGTCTCCGGGTCTGCCTGCCTGCATAAGCGCTTGCGCATGGTATCAATCAGATTTTGAATATTTGGGTCCCCAATAAA